CTCACGTAACGCGTCGGCAGTGATACCGTACATCGCCTCGGACAGCTTGGTCTTGAGTGCTGTCATCTGGCTGTCACCTGTCACGTTGCACACGTCGAGTAGCTCCACCATATCCAACACGTTGCCGACGAGGCTGTCACGGAACACCTGCTTCTTGCCATCATCACTGACAGTGAGACGCTCCGACATGCGAGAGAGCGCCGTGTGCAAACGTGTCCACACATCGTGCATCGCGTTGCCAAGCTGCCGCTGGTAGTAGTCGTCATAGCTAGACTTCACCTCGGCTACCGCATCGTTGCCAATATCAATACGGAAGTCACCCGCGTCTGGTAACGGGATATAGTTGAGGTTGAACGCAAACTTGGCGGCCACCGCATCTGTCGTCGGGTAGTCATTCATGTCCATCAAGTCCCCGAGCTTGGCGTGCGCTTGGCTGATATCCCACTGATAGGTTGACAGGAACGCTGTAACAAGTCCCTGCAGTTCTGCTTCCAAACCGGTCATGGTCTGGTGATACTTGGGATACTGCGCGGTTGGTAACAAACGTAACCCGGTATCGGACCACGGCATGGTCATGGCATAGTGAGCATTGCGGATGCTACCTGTCAGCTTGTGTATCGCGTCGAGTTCGGCACAGTTACCGAGCAGCTTCTTGCTCACGTTAGCTACACCGCTTTCGGCGTTGTTATCGGCAGTGACCTCGGCGGACGCTTTCTTGTCTTTCTTGCGTGCTGTCCATTGTGAAATGGTCAATTCAACAAGCATAGCGCTTGATCCGATGGACGGTGCGTTAACCTGTGGTACATTGTTATGCCGTGGCATAACATCTTGAGGGGTGGGCATAGCTACTGCTCCGCTGGTATTCTCGATGGTTTGTAGTAACGTGTTCTGTTGCGTTGTCATAACCTAACTCCTGTGTGTATTGATAAGGGATTTATCAACTGTTAATATACTAGCACACATAGCTATATGAAGCAAGCGTTACGCATGAGTATTTAATAATACTCAAACGTGCAATGTACTGTATTGTACTGTAATGTTCTAACAAGGGGGCGTGTAACCCATTGAAATACTTGGAATGTTCTAATGTTATTTTTTGAGGGGATTTGTGCCTCGACATTTGGGTTGGGAGATATTTGTTGGGGAGGGACTAGCGCGTTGGGGTCGTTTCAAATGGAGGCTCACTCTTTTTAAAAAAAGAACATTACAACTATATTAAAGAATACATATGTTTTACTAAGTTTTACTAGGCATGTATTGCTACAGGTTGTTACACGCTATTATGAATTGCCACGCATTGATAATGTTCTTGGGAAAAAGAACATTAGGCCAAAAACAAGAACATTACCCCTAAAAAAACGAACATTGCTTATATATCAACGGGTTACAACAGAACATTACAAACAATTGGATGTTATGCCGTGGCATAACATTTGCCGTACATGAGGTGAGCGGCGGCTAATAGAACTGGCATCAATCGCGACGTCGAAATATGAGGTGAGCGGCGGCTAATAGAACTGGCTTCAAAATGAAGACAAAAAAAGGGAGAGGCCGAAGCCCCTCCCGTGATAGTTAAACCCCGATTTTATCGAGACCGTATGCTGTATTGAGACGATTGCGTTCCGCCTCAGCATCCTGCCTAGTTTCGTAGACTCGAGTATCGAGTTTTCTTGAGCCGAGCCTCAGCCTCCGCGATAGCATCCACGTAACTTCTGCGCCGTCGAAAAAGCGGTGAACACTGTATGGCGCTAGGTTTATACCAGTCATGATTTCACCGCAGAGCGGATAGCCATAAAGATTAGCTGGGAGCCGACGACAAGGCCAATGAGCCACAAGTGTCCGACGTGTCCAATGGTGTTGCCGAGGGATATATAGAGCATTAGCGCACCAGCTACGGCGCAGATAATAGGTATTAAACGTTCTAGCATTGTGTTGCCTTTCGGTATCGAGAGACTTGATTGTCTCGTTCGATAATTGTATGAGAACACGTTGTCACACGTTTATCAATAGATAGTTTGGCATTGTATGGTATATATTAGCATGAAATGCTAGTCTATGGGTTAACAAAAAAAGGAGAGCGCGACCCCTACCCGCCCCCTATGCCCCGCTCACAGACTAAAAGTACTAGCCCCCCTGTATAATACTAATCTACACAAATATTTTGCATTATTCTGAGTTTCGACCCCCCACCCCCTCGCACAGGGAAGTACCCCCCTTGCTAAATTTTAACCCCCCTTGCGAAATTTTTTTGTTGTGGTATATAGTGCGGAACGGTGTAATGCCTGCGGAAGAAAATATGACTCTAGTTGTAGAGCCGGAGCTTGGGGTACCATTTCCACCCAATGTTCCGCACATAGACCTTAAAGAGCGTGCAAAATACGCCGCTAACACGACTGAAAAACTGTCGGAGCATGGTCTCGACGCCAAACCTACCAAAGAAGATAAGGATACAGCCGCTAAATTAGCCCTGTCCTACGCAGAAGACCCCCAAAAAACATCAAAGAAGGTTACCACAAAGCGAGCGGCTACTTTAACCCCTGCCTCCCTGCTTATGACGAACAGTATATTACAGGAATTTGGGCAGTCTGTAGCGGAAAACGCGGTCCAGATACGTCATTTGGTCACAAATAAGCTGGTTTTAGAGGCAGATAATCCCGATGCGCGGGTACGCATACGTGCATTAGAGTTACTCGGTAAGATATCTGATGTGGGGTTATTCGCGGAGAAATCCGAAGTTACGATAACGCATCAGTCTACCGACGATTTGAGAGATAAATTGCGTGCTAAACTCGCTAAACTTGTTAACCCGGAGCCTGAATATACGGATGTCACTATGGACGGGGAGGTAATCAACATAGACGAGGAGCTTGGGTTATCTGAATACGAAGATGAAGACGAAGGAGAAACACCCTCGTGAAACAAGTAGGGGTATCAAAGTACGACGGGCTTGTACCGGTTAAGATTGTAAAAGGTATAACCGAAGAAATTTCCGGTATGCGTTTTAAGTTTGGTTGGAAGTCTAGCAAAACAGACGACCCTCACGGGCATTGGAACCACCGGATTATAAAGCAGAAGAAGAATGTTATTACAGATGGTAGCCATCTTATATCAGAAGAATACCCCTGCTTACGTGAGTATATAGAGTGGTTGAAGGCTGCCTTTTTTGGGCCGTCAAACTTGTTACGCTTTTATGTAAATGCTCATACATACGGCATAGACGGTTACCCACACACTGATACTAAACGCGACCGGGGGGAGCAGACGGTGGTGCTCTACATGCCACCTGAATGGGAACCCAAATGGGCTGGCGAGACCGTTGTGTTAAACGAAGCCGCAGACGATATATCGGACTCTGTGCTGCCCCGTTACGGGCGGTTGTTCGTGTTTCCCAGTAATCGGTTCCATGCAGCCCGTTCTGTCAGCCGAGCATGCAACGTAATGAGAGCTACATTAGTCTGTAAGATGGGGCCAGAGGTACAAGAGGGGGAGGATGAAGGTGACGACGATGATGACGAGGAGGAAGACGAGTGAGCCAACTTAAAGAGCTTCTAGAGTTGTCTGGTGCGGCCACTACTCGTCATAGTGGTCGTACGTTGTTGGAGCATTTGATGAATACCTGCAATATATTAAGGTCTTTGGGAGCAGCGGAAGAGGTATGTGCAGCAGGTGCGCTACATTCTGTATACGGCACTACAGTATTTGGGCATGAGTCATTGAGTATAGAGGACCGCCCCCTAGTTAGATATGTAGTAGGAGAACGGGCTGAACGGCTTGTGTATCTTTTCTGCCGAACACCCCGCCCCTTCGAGACCTTTAAGACCGGAAATACGTATTATTTAGGCACGTTGGATGGGGATACAGCAGTTACTAAACAAGAGCTACAAGACCTTACATTAATATCTGCTGCTAATACGTTCGAGCAGATGGCGGTTAAAGTAAACAATACAGATACTCTCGTTGAAGCAGATACTGAATAGTGCTCATGCCTGAACTAGATTTCACGGGAGAGGAGATAGAACACCTTCTTAGTAATCTAGAGGATTACACCTCGGATGAACTAGCGGAGATAGATGTTCTTGTAGACGAGTTATCCACGCGGGATCACAACCAGAAAGCCCATGATGATCTAATCGAGTTCTGTAAACAGATGCAGTCAGATTATATTGTTGGCAAACATCACCGTATGTTGGGTGATATGCTCATGGGCATTGAGCGAGGGGATAAGGATCGTATATGTGTTAATATCCCCCCACGTCATGGTAAGTCGCAGTTGGTCTCTATCTTTTTCCCTGCGTGGTTCTTGGGACGTAACCCGAATAAGAAAGTTATGATGGTGTCCCATACTACCGATCTCGCGGTAGATTTTGGGCGTAAAGTACGTAATCTTATCGCCACCGATGCGTATAGGGCTATCTTCCCAACCGTGGCCCTCGCAGTGGATTCTAAGTCTGCCGGTAGGTGGAATACGGATGTTGGAGGAGAATACTACGCATGTGGTATCGGGTCGTCTATCGCTGGTCGTGGTGCCGATCTTCTTCTTATTGATGACCCGCATTCAGAACAGGATGTCATTAATGGTAACTTCGGGGTCTTTGAGAAGGCTTATGAGTGGTTCACTTATGGTGCTCGTACTCGTTTGATGCCGGGTGGTCGTGTAGCGATTATCCAAACCAGATGGCACATGGACGATCTTACAGGCCGCGTTGTAAACGATATGGCTCATAATGAGCTGGCTGATCAGTACGACATAGTTGAGTTCCCCGCTATACTCGAAGTACCCAACAAGAAGGGTTCGGGTTACACCGAAAAGCCTTTATGGCCGGAGTTCTTTGATCTGGACGCGCTACTACGTACTAAAGCGTCTATGCCCGCGTTTCAGTGGAACGCGCAGTATCAACAGGAACCCACG